AGCAGCACAGCGTTCGGGCGTGACCTGCGGAAAGGCCTCGCTGAAACTGCCCGGGACGTGCTCGACCGGGGTCTGCCTGCCGAAAGAGGTGCGATCGACGACCACACGCTCGCGATACTGCACCTCGGTCGAGGTGGCCTCGGTCGAGGTTGGAATCTCGGCACGCTGTCGAGCAGCGAGTTCGCGACGGCGAACGCGACGCTCCAACTGTTCGGGCGTGAGTTCGTTGTCGGGAATGCCGCGAGTCGTCGATGGACGTCGAGCCGGAATCCTCGTCTCCGGTGTGCTCGGTGGCGTCGGCGTCGCTTGTTGCACGGTCACCAAGTCGGACGCGGCGGAGCGAGAGCGTGCTCGCGTCGGCGTTGGGGTGCTCGGAGGCGTCGTCGGCGTCTCTGTTGCGGTGCGGGTCGTGCGGGTCGCTCTCGCGGGACGTTCGACAGGCAGATTGTGCTTCTGCCGGAGTTCGGCCAGCGTCAATTGCCTGCCACGCTCGTCCGCAAACTTGTCGATGGTCAAAGCACCGGAACGATACAGGGCACCTCGGGTCGGGCCGAGAACCTCGTCCTGCACCTCCGCCGATTGACCCTTGAGCCATTCCGCGTACGTCGTCGATGCCGGGACCACGCCGTTCATCGACGCACGACCGGCAGGCTCCATATCGTCGAGGTCGATGCCGAGTTCACGCCACGACTTGAGCACCGGAACCGTGGTCGAGCGACAGCCGAAGTGCAGCGGAGGACGCGGACCTTCTCCGACCGGGAAGACCTTGCCGTCGTTTGATCGGCAGATCGGGGTGGTACGAGTGTCGAGCGTGGCGACGAACTGCACGCTCTTCACCATGTCCTCATTCTCTTGGTACGTCGTCTCGCGAGCCTGCGTAGAGAAGTGGTTGACGGCGGTGCGGACAATCGACTCCACGTTGCGTCGGCTTTCGTTGAGTACGCCGTCGGTGAAGTTGTTCGCTCGCGTGCCGCGAAGACGTCGCACGAGATCGCTGACCGACTCGCCTTGCGTGATTCCAATGGTGAGCGATTGCATCACCTTGCTCTGAGTCGTGACGGCGAGGTTGTCGAACCAGTCCTTGAGCAGATGCCCGTGCATCGGGTTGGTTTCAACCAGAGAACGAAGCAGTGACGACGACGGCATCACAAACGTGGCACGCTTTGCGACGACATCCGGCAGGTGCCGAGACATCGTTGCGAGTTGAAACTCGGCCTCCGTCGTCGCAACGCCTGTCATCGCCTCGGCCGTGCGTGCGTATCCGCGAGCCATGCCGCCCTCGACGATGCCTCCGATGGCGTCACGCAAGCCCGCCAGTCGGCGGTTTGATTCAACCGACGCCGTGTAGCCACGCGAGGAGATGTTGGAGAGTCGAGACTCGACGCGGGCCAAGAGATCGGGATAGACGTCTCGATTCAGGAAGCCCACGATGCGATCCGCTTGGCCCGTCTTCAGCCGCTCAAGGAAGATGGAATGGCGGATGGCGTCGTTGCGGAGTCGATCATTGACCGACAAGGCACGACGCCCCGCTCGCAGAATGGCATCCTCTCGGGCCACGAGTCACGCTCTCCTATGCAGAATCAATCGTCCTCGGATTCGACCGCACCGCTTCCGCTGCTGTCGCTGCTGTTGACCTTCTCAGATTCGCCGGTGTTGTTCGGCTTGTCCTCTCGCTCTGCCTTGTTTGGCGTTTCCTGATCGCCGCCCATGGCGTAAAGCGGTGCGTCGTCTTCAATGGCTTCCATCTCCGAGTCCACATCGACCTCATCCGCCAAGAAACCTCGACGCTTGGCTTCCTTGAGGAACGTGGCTCGCGAGAGTTCGCCAGCCTGACGAATCTGCACGAGGATCGACATATCGGTCGCCCCCGACAACTGGATGCCGAAGTCGTCGCTGATATCGACCGCAAACTTCTCGGGCAGCGTATCGCTTGTCCACCGGGAGGCGGCATCGTACAGCGTCTCGATGAAGTTCTCGCACGCACGCACCCACGCCTTGATTGCCGAGTGCGTGCGTGCCTCGTCGATCGACTTGCCGGTCGCTGTCTGCGTGCCGGGGCGAGAGACAAGCGGCTGCATCCCCAACGCCTCCATCCGGTCTTCGATCGCCTTGAGATCGCGTTCACCGGCGGCGATGGCGGCACCGTTCTGCTCGACGTACATCATCTTGCCGTTGGGGTCGCGGGTGCGAATCACGCGGCCGGGTCCGATTGTGATGCCCTGCTCCATCTGGTCCTGATCGACGCCAGCGAAGAAAAGCAGGCCGATGCGGGCGAAGCGGAGAGCGTTGCGGTGGTCCGAGTAGGACTGCCAGTGGACGAGGTTCATCCACGCCAAGTCCTCAAGCGGCGGGTCGGCGATCATGAAGGCCTTGCGATTGAAGTACATCGTGAACAGCGGCACGCGACCAAAGGTGTGCGTGCCGGACTTGTGCAGCGTGTACTCGGTTTCGCCGTCCATCTTTCGATGAACCTCCCAAGCGGTCTTGGTGTAGACGCGGATGTAGTGCACCTCCTGCTCGCCGTAGTTGCCGTCGGCCTCGGTTCGGGTTTCGCTGAAGCGAATCGACTTCAGCGTTTCGAGTCCGTTGTCGGCGTACTCGGTCTGCCAGCCGATCAGAGACGTCGGGGGGACGTGGATGAAGACGGGTCGGATGCCGAGCGTCCGCTCGTCTTCGAGCGTGAGTTTCTGGCCTTCGGTGGTCGGGAAGTCCACGAGCACATGCGTCAGGCCGTAGTTCATTGCCGCATCGAAGACCTCGCGGGAGAATTGCGTCAGGTCTTTGCCGGTCTTGTCAACGTCGGCGGCGATGGCACGAAGTCTGTCGGGCAGACCGCCATCCTCCTGAATCTGCACGGGGCGGGCGAACGGCTTCGACACGAGTTTGTCGATCGTGTCGGCGTAGCCGTTGAACAGGAACGACTTGCCGAGGCGGGCCTCGTACATGATCGGGTCTTCGTTCTTCTCCTTCGGCAGCCACGCCTCGCGGCCCGCACGCATCGCTTGCGTGCCGCCACGGAGGGCGTTGAGCAGCGTCCACTTATCGTTCATCGCCAGCCACGCACGGTTGGGCGTGTCGATCGCACCGGGCTTGCTGGACGTGCCACCGGGCACCACGTCGGAAGCGGCGAGAGCGGCCTGCAATGCCGTCGAGGACGTCGGGACTTGGTTGAACCCTTCGGGCATGGTCGTTTCCCCGTTGATGGAAGAACCGACGGCCTCGGTAGAGGCCGTCGGTCAAGAGTATCGGTCAGCCAGCGGCCGTCGTCGGAGGTCCGTTCACCAGAGCCGGAGCCGAGGCCGTCGCTGCAGAAGTGACCGGGACAGGCGAGACGGCGGGCACGGTCAGAGGCAGAAACACGGGGGCCGCAGCCGAGCGATCGTCTCTATCGCCCGCCGCACTGTACTTGCCGACCCGCCACTTGCGTAGACGGTTCTCGATCCACAGCACGTCGTCGTCGTCCATTCGACTCGCGATCGCCCGCTTCACCTGCCGACGTGCAGTTGGGTCCAGTGACGAACTGTCGATGCCGCTCGCCACCTTCTTGAATCGCCGCTCGGTGGAAACGGCGTCCCACTCGGCTTTGATGTAGGGGAAGGCCAACCAACCGACGACCGCACAGACGGCGATCCCGGCCACCAGCGGGTAGGTCGCACCGAAGACCAAGGCCGCCCCGCCGACGATCAGCACGATCGAGGCTCGGCGGAGCATGAAGTAGGCAGCGGCCAGCCCGCCGAGAATCAAGGCCACGCCGATCCAGAAGATCGGGTTCTTCCACGCCTTGTCGAGCGGGACGAACCCGGTCGCACTGGCCGAGGTGTCGTCGGCACCGCCACCTTCGCCGCCCCCTGCACCGCCCTGCCCGTCGCCGGGGATCGAGCCAAGCGACGGAGGCTTCAGATCACCCTTGAACTCGGTCTTGCTTCCGGTGCCGACGAAGTGCACACCCGAGGCCGTGGCCTTGTATCGACGGGTGTAGTAGCCGCCGTCGGTGGTGCGGACCTCGACCTCGCCCTCCTCGCCGGGCTTGAGTTCGCGTGCCTTCTCAGCGAACGCTGCCTCAACCGAATCGGGGTAGCGGGTCGCCGGTTCTTTGGGCGGTGCCGGACCAGCCCCGAGCACGAACGCCGTCAGGACCAGAATCACGAGGAGCACAAGGCTGAACGATCGAAAGGTTGGCAGCGTCACTCGATCGACTCCGATGGTGCGACTTCCGGGGTCGCGGGCTGAGATGCACCGCTCTCAGACACGACGTTGATGTTCGAGACAGTCGAGTGCTCAATGCGAGGCGGGCACGGCTTGACGACCAGCACGGTGCTGACGACCGTCGGCTCCGGGGGCTTCACCTTGAATCGAGTCACGGTGGTTGTGGGGCCGACGCGAGTCTCGTCGAGTTCCTGCGTCACGGTCGCCGGTCGGTACTCCACACGGCCCTCCACGGGGGCAAACTGGCAACCGGCAAGCGACAACACGACTGCCGACGCAATCAAGGCGTGCAGAGGCTTCATGATCAGGCTCCGTGGGTGATTGTGACGTGACACCGCCCGAGTGTATCACGGCGGGCTGGTGCGGGCGATGCCGTTGAAGTACGGGGCCAGCCGCGACAACGCCAGTTCGAGGTTGGCGATCTTGGCCGCCGTGTCGGCACCGGCGACGAATGTCGGGTCGGACCAGACGACCACGCCGTCCGCTCCAACCAAGTTCGCTGCGGTGCAGGCCCACCGACACTCGTCCTCCGTCAGCGGCGAGTTGTCGATGCCGTTCATGGGGTTGATCCACGAATAGATCGGGGTGCCGGTACGACTCTTGATGAGCCGCGTGCGAATGTCGCACGGGGCGTTGTAGTTCTCCATCGTCGCCGCCGTGACGGTGTTCGCCGGGAGCGGCGGCGTAGTGCTGTTGGCGACGACTCGGTAGGGGTGATACCGCGTCGGGCAGATGCCGTCGAACTTGGTGAACAGCCGGTCGAGTTTGCCGGTGTTGATCTCGGCGACCTGCCGGGTATGTCCGATCGAGTTGGCGGGCCACGAACAGAACAGCGGGATCGAGTTGGGCCACGCATACGGGATCACCAACGCCTTCGGGCACAACTCCTTGATGTAGGCGATGGTCTTGAGCACGAGTCCGTT